ATATCTATTCATTAGAAGATAATATTTATAATAAAGTATTAAGTATTATATTTTATCAAGAATCATTTCAAGTAGCTTCTTTTTATAAACAAGAATCATTAAATTCTATTTATATATTTGCAAATAATATAAATAAATATAATAATAATAATAATAATAATAGTTATTATTTAATTGCATATGATAATTATGATTTAACTAATCTATATGATTCTATTAAATTGACACAATCAAATAAACTTATACAGCAAAATAATTATATAATTAATAATATATCATTATCTGAAGAACCACAGTTTATTAAATTTAATAAATTTTTAGAATATATTAGAATATATTTTAATAATCAATTAATAGATGAAATTTCAGAAGATATTTATAATATACATTATAATTTATATTTAAATGCGGAACAAAAAAAACAATTTGATAATATAACTAAAATAAGAAAAACTAAGTATGGATGGTCAATATATATACCTTTAATTTTTTGGTATTGTTTAAATCCCGGACTTGCATTACCTACTATATCAATAAATAATACTGAAATTAAATTAAAGTATAAAATTAATAATATTAATAATATATTAAGTAACGACTTGACCAATATATCAGATATTAATTTTAATTTAAAAATTAGTTTGTTATCTGATTGTATTTTATTAGATATAGAAGAAAGAAAAATATTTGGATTATTAAAACATGAATATATAATTGAAAAATATCAACCTATAACTACAAATTTATTAAATTCTAATAAAATAATTATTAATAAAAAGTTATCAGGTTTAGTTAAAGATATAATTTTAATAACTAAACCAATATCAAATACTAATATAACATATATACCAGAGTATATAACTAAATATGATTTAAAATATAATATTTATATAACTAGTGTAAATTATTGCAAATTATATATTAATAACAATTTCATATTTACATCTGATGATGAAAAAAAATATATACAAGATATTAATATAATAATCAATAATAATATAGAATATAATAATTATATAAATGGCAATATATCTATTAGAATTAATAGATTAATAAATAATTTTTACAAATTAAATATTGATAATATAATATGGACAAATGATTTATTAAAATATTTAATGTATTATGAAGATAGATATTTAAATTCAATAATATCTCTTGAAAAAAAAAATTATTTATTATTAATGTATTTAAAATATCAATTTTCAAATAAAGTGCAAGTTAATGAAATATCTCCAATAACATCATTACTAATTGAAGTTAATAATGAATACTTATTTAATACTAGAGATGATAATTATTATAATAATGCAATACCTAATCAAAAATATTATAATTCTGTACCAACAGGTTATTATTGTTATACATTTTCATTAAATCCTTTAGAAAAACAACCTACAGGTCATTTAAATTTTACAAACTTTGATAATGTAACCTTTACAATAACATCAGATAATTTAGAATTATGTTATATAAATACAATAGTAAGAGAATATAATATAATTAGAATAATGAGTGATATAGGCGAGTTAGCTTGGCTTAGTTAAAAACCTAAATTTGCTATACCATATGATATTTTTAATAAATTATATTGAATAGCATAACATTTAATAGAAACAGAATTTTGATAATTAATAATATTATTTAATTGAAATTGTAAATACGAATCTTCAATTTTGCTAAAATTCATACTACCTGATGGTTGTAAATCTGTTGGATTTAATGCAAATGAATAAGTATAAATACCTGATTGTGAGTTATTAAAATTAAATTGATAATTTGGTAACATAGTATAATATTCTATAGAATTTAAGTCCATTCTATTAATTGAATTTATTATTAATAAATTTTTATTAATAATATTAGTCGATACTAGATTATAATTATTATCAATATTATTATAATTATAATCAAAATAATTATTAATAGTTTTATTAGATTGTAATAATGTTCTCCAAAAAATTATTTTTATAGGATTAGTTAAAGGTAATTTATAAATTGAATTAATTGTAGATACTATTTGTTCAGGAATAGTAGTTATAACTTGAATTAAATATTCGTGAGAATTATTAATAAAATTATATCTTTCATTATTATCAAGATATATATAATTTATTAATAAATATGAATTAATTAATGAAGGCTTATTAAATTTAAAAAAATCTTCATCTTTTACAATAACACTATTAGTTTGTATATTCATAGTATAATTACTTTTTGTACCAATAATTTTTAAATTTGGATCATTTAAAATATTTGGAATAATAAAATTACCTTTAATTGGATTATAATATAATTGCTGTGTAATTACATTATAATTAATAAATTCTCCTATAATTTTATTATTTTGATAATTTTGATATATATATTCACCAGGTTCATATAAACATATATTATCATTCATATAAATATAATATGAAGGCGATAAATTATAACATTTATCTATATCATTAAATTCTACATGAATTTTTATATCTGAATTATTTAATGCAACTAATGGTAAATTAAGACCTGTATCTTGGCAAAACCAAAATGATAATGGTATGTATAGTATATATGATGATTTAGTTAATGAATAGTTATTTAAATATGATATATTACCTATCATTTTATTATAAGATTTTTTAATTCCTGTACTAATTGTTAATTCATTCCATATATTTATCCAATCGCCGTAATGTCTATCGATAATTGTACCACCTATTTCAATTTCTACATAATTTATTAAAGCTAATCCTATTTTTTTAGCCCAAGCGAATTTTTTTATAAATGTATTTGAAAAATTTTGCATTTGTATAACTGGCAATTCAACATAAATATATGACATTCCCATAAGATCTGCAGTTTTACCTATATTTACAGTACATTTTCTACCAAAATCAGGGGTTGTTTTAAAATATTGAGGTGTTTGTTCTATAGAATAATTGGTATATCTTTTATATGCTATTTTAAAAAATGTTATTTCAGGTTCTGCAGAAATAAATATATTTTCTTTACCAATAGAAACTAATGTTAATAATCCTATTCCCATATTAAATTATACATAATATTTGAACTTTATATTAATTTAAAAAAATTATTTTATTAAATTAATATTTTTTACATCTTTAGATATTTAAAATGGGTAACCTGCAATTACACCTAATTTAATAATTACATCGTGCAGTTTCTTAATTTTTTTATCTCTAGATCTTATTTTTGTATTTTTTAATATTGCTATTTGTTCTAATTCATCATATGATAATGAATTACCTTTTGTAATATCTGTACCATATACATCAAGAGCATGTATATATATATTTTCAGCTAATAAAATATCATTAAGTATTACTTCATTATTTTTTAATTCTCGAATCATATCTAGAATTTTTTTATGATCTTCAGGTTTTAATGCCTTTTTACGCTTTTTTAATTCATGTGTTAAATCTTTATAAATCTTTTCATATTGAGGTGTTACGGCAAAAGATAATCTACCTTTAATCGCATTTTCATAATTATTAAATCTTCTTATTTCTTCGGGAGATGGTTGATTTTCCCCCCCATATTGAGTATTAGTATTATATAAATGTGTTTCAATTATTCTATCTAAATCATTAATTGTATCAAAAATATTATTTATTCTACCACCTAATGCAAATTTATCATATTGTTGTACTTTACTACCTCCACGTTGTCTATTAAATTGTAATAAATGGCTTTGATATTCAGGTTTTGCATAATATGAATTATTTTGATTATATAAATTATTTTGGTTATATAAATTATTTTGGTTATTTACAGGATGTTTAAAGTCCGGATTAATAACACTAGGATTCATATTAATTCTATCTACTAAACCGGTTAGATATCCTTTTAATTTTACATTTTCATTAATTTTATAAGCTTCTGTGCCTGGTGTACTAGTATCGCCGGATATTGATTTATTTTTTATTAATGAATCTAACCATGTATCAAAACTCATCATTTGTACATAATCATCTTTTGAATTAACATTAGTTTCTGTTTCAAATCCAAATGCAGTTAAAGTTTTAAGTGCCATTAATAATGGGATATTATCTACTTCTTCAGCTGCATTATCCCAATAATCATCATCTGTCATAAACTCTTTACATTGTGTTATATTAGCTGCATCATTTCCTTGAATACAATTTAATAAAAAATCTGCACATATATATTGTTGATCTTGAGGAGATATATTTTTTTTATTTAATCCTATAGTTTTATTACATTTAAATTCTTTATCAATAGAATCTTTAACTTCATCTATAGTAAGTTCTGCTCCTTTATTACCTGGTTTAGTAGGATCATAAATAAATATACTATCACCATCATAAATATAAGTAATATTATTATTATTTTTCTTTTGTTGTTTATCACTAAATTTATCATCATATTCTTTTAATATTGCAAACTTATATGGATCTTTTCGTTCATGTGTAAACCCTAAACGTTTTGAAAACTTTATTAAACCTGACTTTAATTGATGTTTTTTATGTTCTAATTGTCTTTCTATTAATTTTTTTAAATCAATTGAGAAAAATTTTGAATCAGTATATTTTTTAAAAAAATCACCTCTTAATTTACTATAATATTGAAGATATTCATTCATAATATTAGATAGTAAAT